TAGATTCATTGGGTATGGTCTCGAATTGGTTGTTTTATTTTCAAAGAAGTGATGCTAATTTAAGGAACGAATGGTCCAATTATTCAAATTGGCCATATAACTATTTACCATTAAATGTTATACAGGCTCCTACATCAGGAACATATACCGTTTATAGAACAATTAATGGAATATTGACTCCTGTAGAAATAGGTCCAGGCGTAAATCCGGATGGAACTTTAACAGGCATTTTAATAAACCAGACATATAATCCTCAAAATGATAAATCGATATTGGTTGCGATGGGTATACTTCTTGATGGTTCTTACAGAGAAAATATTCAGCCCGCAGGAGTATTTGATTACATTGAAAAATATGTTAGAACGACTGGAAGTGCTCCTCCTGGATTATATTGTTATAATTTTTCTGTTAACTCAAATAATGGAGATTTACAGCCATCGGGCGCAATAAATATGAGTCGGTTCAATCAAATAGAGTTGGAATTCACAACAATAATACCACCGCTAGATCCATTGGCTCAAAGCTTAACCATTTGTGATCCGGAAACAGGAAATATTATAGGCATTAACAAACCAACATGGCGTATTTATGATTACAATTTTGATTTATATTTGTTTGAAGAACGAATTAATGTGGTTAGCTTTATTGGAGGAAATGTTGGATTAATGTATGCGACTTAAAAGACTTGTCTGATAAAGTTATTATTGTAAAGACGCATTTGCCGCTGGAGGTGTTGTCTCGTAAAATTGTCCAGTTGCTGACACTGTCATTGGATATTTTGGTTCAAAGGAAGCTGCGTCGCTTCCAGTTCCAAACGAAATTCCTTGGCTATATTTATCGGCGGATTCTCTACGTTTATTATATAATTTTAACCCTTCATTAAATGACTTTTCCCACTGATCTAATCCTTGATATAAATTTGTTATTTGAGCATCTTTTGATCCTGGATATATTTGCGCAAAATCCGCATTGTGATTATTATAACCAGTTGTTAATGGACTATATTGTAATCCTTGTTGGCCTAATTTACCGCCATTATCGTAAGGATCCACTTCTTTTGTTATACAAGAATCTTGTAATTTAGGTCCAGGATTACAGCCTTGACAATCAATGTCCGAACTACATTGTTCTCTAGTTATGGCGCATTGTGCTTGAGGTCCACAAAAATTCTTACAACTAACCGGATCGTTAATTGGTAAATTAACAGTATGGCTATATGCTGGAGAATTAGTATCATTATAATTTATTACTGCGTCTTTCGGATACGGTATAGTTAAGCCTTCTACTATACATGTATTTGTTATAATATTGGATATAATATTTGATATAATATTGGATCCATAGTTTATTACTATCCACAATAATAACAAACTAACAAATGTATAAAGTAATGTATATTTGTAATTTAATGTCATATATAAACTTCCTATTTTAATTATTAAATGTCGTAATTATTAAATGTCGTAATAATTCAAATTTTTAATATATATTTATTATAATTAATGGCTACTACAGAAGATACAAGCGCAATTGATGAAAAAAAAACGGAAAATACAGGGACGGATCCAGATTTTAAAGGGTTTGTATCTAATTATTTATTCAGCATAATATTTACTATAGGTGTTGTTGTATTTATTATTGGTGGATTAGGATTATATACAACTAAAGTTGCCCAGGCTAATATTCTGCCGGATAATATAGAATTAGCTCCATATACAATTATTGATCGGGTTGTTAAAGATATTCCGATTGATATAAATGTTATGAGGCCAACATTTTGGTCTGAAAATACAGACACTTTTTCACAAAAGGCATTGTTTGATTCTCAGGGATATTTAGACAGTTTTCAAAATAGTTTTTTATGTTCTTTAAAACAAAAAGCGGATCCTAAAGATGGAGCAAATGCTGCTTTATTTTTTTCACGCGTTTATGATAATTTGGTTGCTAAAAATTTATTAGCTATTAATACAATTTTCTTTTATTTAAGTTATCTTCCCGAATCCGTTATTATGTTTTTATATGGATTGTTTGGTATATTTATTTGGATAGGACTATATTTTTTCAATATGTGTATTAGTATTTTTTATCATTTTGTAAATATACCCGAATTATTTAGAGAGACGAATGAAGACACAAAGAAATGGGAATCCGACGGCAATATATCCTATTTAAGATTTTTCAAGTTTTTATTATTTTGTTTCATTTGGATTCCTGTGGGAATATTTTCAACATTTGTTGTGCCAATATTTTTTACAATTTATGGATTATTTTCTCCTTTATTTGCTACTTATACAATCAAAGGAACAAAAAAATCATATGGCGTATATGATTTTATCAAAGATACTTTTGCTTATAAAAAGTTGTTCTTTTTTATTCTTGCCACAATAAGTTTATTTTCCAATGGTTCAACATATCTTGGAAGTAATGCTATTATTGGTATACTAATAGCTGTTGTTTTCGCTTATTATATGGGATTATATAGTAATGAAATGCCTGAAAACGGAGTTAATGGGTTTACGTCTAACATCACATTAACTGCGAAACAAGCATCGCTAATCCGTCTTGATAAAACTAAATTGGTAGAAATATGTAAACATATAGCTATTGATGATACCGAAATGGACAAAATAATAAATGAAAATAAAGGCACATTCAGAAAAATAATACCAAAGGAAACGGGTGGTTCTATTACGAATAATGATGTACCTGATATAGTCGTTCCTACTGTAACGGAGCCTATAAAAAATAATAATATACTTGTTCCGGAGCCTATTAATCCATATATTAAATATCCGGAACAACAACAAAGTGGTGGTAAACTAAGAAAACCGGTAAAAACAAAAAAATATAATTTTAGATTGGTATAATAAACAATCTAAATATAATTTGTAATTTTAATTAAGATATGAATAAAGATATGAATAAAAATAAACTATCGCTTCCTTTTGTTAGTTTATGTACTCCAACATTTAATCGTAGACCATTTATACCATTTATGATAAAATGTTTTGAACATCAAACATATCCCAAGGATAGAATTGAATGGATAATTATTGATGATGGGTCCGATCCTATCGAGGAACTTGTTAAAAATATTCCACAAGTCAAATACTTTTATTATAAAGAAAAAATGCTTTTAGGTAAAAAACGTAATTTAATGCATAGTAAATGTTCTGGAGATATAATAATTTATATGGATGACGATGATTATTATCCCCCGTCTAGAATTTCCCACGCTGTTGAAACTTTAACAAATAATCCGTCATATTTGATTGCTGGTTCATCTGAAATGCATATTTACTTTGATTCTAGAAATTTAGTGTTTCAATGTGGGCCATATAAACCATATCATTCAACAGCAGCTACTTTTGCCTTCAAAAAAGAATTACTTTTACAAACTAGTTATGATGATAGTATTGCTCTAGCAGAAGAAAATAAATTTACAAAAGGTTATACAATTCCGTTAATCCAGTTGGATACATTACAATCTATATTGGTTTTTTCACACAAACATAACTCGTTAAATAAAGAAACCTTATTAACAAATCCTGAACTAACACGAACTATTCCTTCTCGTTTTACAGTTGATGATTTTATTACAGACCCGGTTTTAAAACAATTTTATATGTATGATATGAATAAATTGTTAGAAGATTACGAACCAGGAAACCTTAAATATAAGCCTGAATTATTGAAACAAATGAAAAAAATGGAAGAAGAACGGGCTACAAGATTATCAGACTATTCTAAACAATTAGAAGAACATAATAAGATGTTGACTGTTTATAATAATGCCTCTAACAAAGATCCAAATATTATTGCTAATAAAAAAATAGAAATAGAATCTATTCGTAATGAATATGAAACAAAATTAGAAAATAAAAATATATTAATTAATGAAATGCTTAAAAGGATTAAAGCACTAACAACAGAACTATCTGATTACAAACTGGTGTCTAGTTTAAACGTCTCAAGATAATATAATATAATAATGATTTAAAGATATAATACATTATTATAGTATAACATACGAATGTATTGTGAAGAAGGATTTGGGGCTGCAGATGATTCATCATTCAATCTTAAGATGAATTCGACGGAAATGGGCAGGAAGGTTGATACAAAACACGAAAAATATACAATCCAATTTAATAATACATGGAAAGACGGTAAATATCGTAAGACTGTCACCATTGAAAATTATGGTTCTGGACAGCAAGGATCTAGAATTAGAAATGCTGTAACTGGCGAGAAATATAGTCATTCAGAGTTGGTTGGCAGTAAGTTTGAGGATCTATATTTTAAGGTAATTGAATCAACTGGTCGTTTTAATAGAAGGGACCCCCTTATATTGTTTTACGATACTCCTGATCAATATGAAAATCATCATTTTACAACTGTTAATACTTTAATAAAGGAAAAGTGGTATGAAAAGTGTTTGGCTACAAGAAATAGACTACAAATAGACTGAACATAATTCAATATGCTATTATAACAAATATAACAAATATAACAAATATAACAAATATAACAAATATAATTAATTTAAATTTTATTAATTATATTATTTTTATCAAATACTTAATTTATCAAATGATTATAAGCAATCGTTATTTTCTTCATCAGATAAAACATCTTCGGTTTCCAGCGCATTTTCTTTTGTATACTTTTCCAAATATCTATAAATACGACTAATATCTAATTTTGAAATATTATAATTTTCAAATAATAATATAATCTCATTATCCGTATGTTTATTTTTAAGGTCTAAAAAGAAAGCAAACATATCATTTTTATCCATTGATAATTCCTGACATAAATTTTGAATAAAAATAGAATTATTATATTCAGTGGAATATTTTGTTAGTACCTTTGTGAATCTAACTTCCGTCGGATTAAAGGTTTGTTTTTTTTTGGAAAATATCTCATCGTGGTATATTTTATTGTTTTTAAATGTTTTTACTAGAGAACTCATTTCATTAAACTGCCATATTTGTTTTTGAAATGTTATTCTATCAATATAATCAGCAAAACACATATTATCTAATATTTTTAAATATAACGGAACCGACTCGCTCTTGTTAATTTTACCCAATACATCTATAATATTTTCGTGCCATAATAATCCTACAATAGTTCTATCGGTTTCGTTCATTATTGTTAAATGATCATCAATCGCATAATTATTATTAATTAATTTTTTTGTAATTTTTCTTGTATCGTCATTATAAGACTTCATTAAAAATATATTTTGAATAATGTTAGTATTCAATATGCTCTGTTTACTTTTATATAATTCATAAATTGTCTTAAGTTTTCTTAGATCCCCCTGAATAAAATTAATTACATTATTTTTTATGGTTTCATCTTCCAAAGACGGCATTATATTATCTATGATTGAATACATTTGTGGTTTTGTTGGTGATTTTAATTC